ACAATACCAGATCAAACAATGTCAATTAGAGAATTGGTCAGAAGATATGCAAGTGGTTTACCACTTGGCGGTAGTAAAGAACCAATATATGAAGGTGAAGATGGCGATGGTATAGACCCTCGCAGACTCGATTTAGCTGAACGTCAAGAACTTGAGATAGCTGCTCGTCAGGAACTTGAAGAAATCGAAAAGCGTTTAAAGAGCACAAGAATAACAACTGAACAAAAGTTGTCAAAAAAGGATATTGAAGATATCCAATCACAAGATGTGGAACATCTTGATTAACAGAGTAAAACGGCTGTGCAAACTTGTTTGCATGGCTGTTTTAATCAAGACAAGCGCAGCGCGTCAGCAATAAGCACTAATACTCTTGATATATTAGTGCTTATTGACACCAAAGAGTTATATTTGGAAAGTGAATTAGGCAGAAGGAGGTACGACGCACAACGAAATGAACAAAAACAAATAGACGATAGTGTCAAAAAAAAACAAAAAAAACAAAAAGTATGCCGTTATCACCAGACGCATGGGCAAGTATAGGAACAACCCTATTCAATACAGGCTCACAGTTATACACAAATAGTCAAAACAGAAAAAACGCATTAGCAGATTGGAACAGACAAAACGCTTATAACAATCCAAAACAACAAATGCAAAGATATAAGGAGGCAGGATTAAATCCAAACCTTATATATAACCAACAAAACACTGCACAACCAGTAAGAAGTACAGACTATGTAGCACCACAAGCACCCGATTTTCAGGGTGTATTAGCTAAAAGTTCACAAATTAAAATGTTAGATCAGCAAACAAAAAACGCAGAATTACAAAATGACCTTATAAACGCTCAAATAAGTAAAACAAGAGCTGATGCGTTATATGTAGCAAGTAATACTAAATTTAAAGATTTAGATGTAGAAAGATTACGAGGTATGATGCCCGGTTTAGTAGAGGGCGTACAATTACGAAATTTAGCAACAAAGCAAGAAATTGCAAATAAAGTAGCAGATACAAATAACAAAATTGCTCAATTACCAATATTAGAAAAACAAAAGGATAAATTAGCTTACGAAATAGATAGATTAATGCGTACAAACGCATTTATAGAATTAAATGCAAATCAACAATTAGTAGTTCAAAAAGCAATGGTAAAAAGTATAAATATAGCTACTGATTTAAACAGAAAAAAAATTACAACAGAAGATTTCAATCAACAAAGAATTTACAAAGAAATATTAACACCAATTAAAAGGGATTTAGATGAAAACGGTGTTGATATGTCATGGGTAGACAAAATTATTGGACTAGGTGGAATGTTGTTACCATATAATATGGGCAAAATTTTACCAAAATTTGGAAAATAATGAGATTATATACACAAGACCAAATATTAAGGCTTATAAAATTATATAATACGGCAGATATGTCCGAAAAAGAGTTACTTAAAAAGTATGTAGAACAGGCATTATATAAATATTTTAATCACAAACTAAAAACAAAAACATGCGAAGAAGGAGTTATCGCCGAACATCTCGAAAGGGCAGTTATGGCAAACGACGTAAAGTAAGCCGTACATATTATGTATCACGCGGCGGAATTCGACTATAACAAATGGGGGTTAGTCACCCCCTATTTAAAAAATTAAAACAAAAACAAAAATGGGAAAAAATTTATTCAATTCCATTAAACTCGAAAGACCTAAAAAGAATGTCTTCGACCTCACGCATGACGTGAAATTATCAGCAGATATGGGTAATCTTACCCCTATTTTAACATTAGAATGTGTACCAGGTGACAAATTTGAACTTGGATGTGAATCACTTATCAGATTTTCACCACTTATTGCTCCTGTAATGCACAGAATGGATGTAAGTATGCATTATTTCTTTGTACCAAATCGTATTTTATGGGATAATTGGGAAAAGTTTATTACTGATGCAAATAGTGGCGCAGTAATGCCATATTTGACATCTGAATATTTTGAACCACAATATCAAACACCTTTTCCAACAAGTTCTTTAACTATGGATTATTTAGGTGTACCACCACCATCAAATGGTACAACTGTTACTAATATTAATGCATTGCCATTTGCAGCATATCAGTGTATTTATAATGAATATTATCGTGATCAAAATTTAATAGCACCTGTTAATTATAAATTAATAGATGGTAATAACTTTACAAGTAATGCTAGATTTAGAGAATTAACAGATTTACGTAGACGCGCATGGGAACATGACTATTTTACCGCAGCATTACCTTTTGCACAAAAAGGTGCAGCAGTAGATATTCCATTAGGTGAAATTTCAGGTGATGCTTTAGTAAAAACAAGCGGAACAACAACTACTTTAACAGGTACTACAAATATTACTGTACCTAATGCAACATCTACCCCACCATATTCACCAAATCAATTATTTGCTGAAACAGATGGTTTAGAATTACAACCAACTACAATTAACGATTTAAGACGTGCTTTTAGATTACAGGAGTGGTTAGAAAAGAATGCTCGTGGAGGTACACGTTATATTGAAAGTATTTTAACACATTTTGGTGTTAAATCAAGCGACAAACGTTTACAAAGACCTGAATATATTACAGGTGTAAAATCTCCTGTAATTATTAGTGAGATAGTAAATACTACAGGTCAAACAGAAGGTTTACCTCAAGGTAATATGGCAGGACATGGAATGTCAGTAAGTTCAGGCCGTTCAGGTTCATATTATTGTGAAGAACATGGATATATTATTGGCATTATGTCAGTAATGCCTAAAACTGCTTATCAACAAGGTATACCTAAAACATTTCTTAAAAATGATACATTAGACTATTATTGGCCTTCTTTTGCACATATTGGCGAACAACCTGTAACAAATAATGAAATATATGCATATACTGCTACGGGTGAGGATACATTTGGATATGTACCACGTTATAGTGAATATAAATTTATGCCAAGTAGAGTTGCCGGAGATTTTAGAACAGATTTAGATTTTTGGCATTTAGGTAGAATATTTGATGAACAACCATCATTAAGTGCAGCATTTGTAGAATGTGAACCAACTAAACGTGTATTTGCAGTTGAAGATGGAGTACAATCATTATATTGTCATGTATTAAATAAAATTAAGGCAGTAAGACCTATGCCAAAATTTGGTACACCAATGTTTTAAACATGAGTACAAGATGTATAACACCTTTTTATAAAAAAGAACCTATAAGAGGCGAATACATGCCATTACCATGTGGAAAATGCCCCCCATGTAAAAAACGCCGTACAAGTGGATGGTCGTTTAGATTAGTAAAGGAAGGAGAGCGGAGTTTATCCGCTCTCTTTATTACATTAACATATGATACTGAATATGTACCAATAACAAAAAATGGATTTATGAATCTTGATTTACAAGATTTACAAAAGTTTTTTAAACGATTAAGAAAAAAAACAGATGAAAAACTTAAATATTATGCAGTTGGGGAATATGGAAGTCAAAAAAAGCGACCACATTATCATATCATTCTTTTTAATGCTAATAAAGAACATATTATTGATGCTTGGACTATTAATAGTAAGCCTATTGGCTCTTGTCATATTGGCAATGTTAGTTCTGCCAGTATCGGTTATACGTTAAAATATATGTGTAAAGAATCTAAAATTCCAATACATAAAAATGATGATAGAAAAAAGGAATTTGCAGTAATGTCAAAAGGTTTAGGAAAAAATTATATAACAAATGCTATGATAAAATGGCACAAGAACGATTTATTAAATCGTATGTATGTACCAATTGAAGATGGTAAAAAGATAGCTATGCCTAGATATTTTAAAGATAAAATATATACAGAAGTAGAAAAGGATAAAATAAATGAACACATGGTTAAAATTGGTGAACTAGAAGATGAAAAAATGTTACAATTTTATGGTTCAGAATACGAAAAGGAAAGAATGCAAATGGAACAAGGTTTAAAAGCATTTAAAAAAATGTATAAAGATTCAGAATATGAAAGAAAACAAAACTATGAAAATTAAAAATTTTATGAATTATGGTACTTT